GTGCGGTCGTGAACTTGCGGAGTCCATCGACTCGTACCGCGCTGCCTGCCATTACTTCGTAGTTTTCAGCTCGCGGGCGATGGTGGCGTCCCATTCGATTTCAAACTCATAGGAACTCTTTGGGTCGGCCTTTCCGCCTGCGTTTGGACGGTTGCCGATATTGACGGGGCCGACGATATGCGGCTGCGACGCCGTGGGGGTCGCGTTGCCGTGGGGGGCGATTGCTACCGCAACGTCCTTAGCGCCGGCATTCTTCCAGACGTACGTCCAGAACGATTCGGTGTCTGTGGACTGAATAGCTTTGATAGTGAGTTTCGCCTTATCGCCACCACCTGCGGCTGCTTCCGCAAATGTGAGGTCGTCGCTATCGGCATCCTCGAACGCGAGTTCGTACTCCTTGATGTCGGCCATGTAGTCGACGCCGCCGAGGGTGAGAATGAGTGCTAGTCCGTAGATTCGCTTTGATGCGGTCTTGCGTGCGGGCGTGCTGGTTTCAGACATTTGGTTACCTTTCGATTGGTGCGGTGACGGTGAAGGGAACGACAAGGTAGGTTGCCGAGTTGAGTTGCGTCGTCTCGTAGCCTCGAATCTCGATACCGAGGCGCGTGGTGTCGTTCGTGTCGATGAGCTGCGACACGTAAGCGTCGGCGTCGTTGATCATGTGCTGATTGCTCGCTGACTGTTCAACGACGATCACGCAATCAAACGACGCGAGCCATGCCCCGAATCCGGCGTTTTCGTCCGGGGCAATGAACTGCAAGGACTCCCCGACATGCACGAATGGGGCAACGGCGCGTTCTGGGATCGCCGTATGCACGGGGATATTGAGCGCGTCGGCGAGTGCCTGCGTGACGGCTTTTCGTGCTTCTCGTACCATGCTGGTCCTAGTCGACGGTGGGGGGTAGCCAGCTCGCGAGGAGTACGCGGGCGCTTGCGAGCTGGTCGTTACGGATTCGGACGGGTAGCCCGTCTGGCCCAAAGCCTCGGATGCCGTTGGGGGCTGAGCGGCGTTCCCACAAGTCCGACGCGGTGATGAGGATCGCGAGCCGTCTGGTTTGGGCGGGAACGTTGGCGGCCCCGATGAGCTCGTCAACGGCCTCGCTGGCGACTTGAGCGATGAGGGCGAGGGCCTCGGGATTGGCGCTCGGGGCGTTGATCCAATCGCCGAGGTCTTGCCCTGTGACGGCGAGTGTGTCGCTCATTACGCGAGGGTTACGGGGATGATCGCGGCTGGGATCTCGTCGGCGTAGGCCCCGAACTGGTAGACGCCGAGGGGGCTGGTGAGGTCGAGTGCTGAGAGGTCGTTGGTGACTCGCACGAGGGGCGCGGAGTAGAAACGGATTGCCGACTTGTTGAAGAATACGGGCTGCTTGAGGCCTTCCACCATGCGCGTCGGGACGGTGAGTAGGCGTCCGTCGAGGGCCTGTACTTCTACCGCTCCGATGGTGGCGTCATTTTCGTCCACCTTGTTGAGGGGGCGTCCGTTGCCGTCATCGAGCTGGGCAATCGCAGTCCATTCGGTTTCTGGCAGGAGTAGGCCCGAGATTCCCAGTCCGAGCTGTCGGAGCGTCTTCGATGCCTTCACGATGGCGGGCACCCACGGCTTCCAGCCGCTGCTACCCCCGGTGACGGTGATCGCGGTCGCGCTGTTGGCAGTGGCGGCCTTGTTGACTGCGGCGAGCGCATCGGCGACGCGGGCCTGACCTGCGGCGAGCGCGAGCGCGCGGAAGTGCATATCGACCAATGGTGCGGTGGCGCGCGTCATTTCCTGCACGGTCATTTTGGACGCGCCGCCATAGGTGGAGACGGGTACCGACGCGGTTTCGACGGACACGTTACCGAGGGGCAGGGCGTCGCCTTCCTTGACTTGGCGGGCAACCTTCACTGTGTTGGACTTGAGCCGTCCAAACTCGAGCTGCATGCCGGTAGTGGGGAGAACGCCGGTAGCGAATACGCCAGCCAGCGGGTCGGCCTGTTCAATGATTTGGAGCACGTCGCCAGTCCACGTTGGCTTTCCGTAGTCGTCGGCCGAGGTGCCGCCAGTGTAGGCGCGGGCGAGAACTTCGCGGGCGGTGTCGTCGCCATTGAGTGCGGCATTTACGAGCGTGCCAACGCTGCGCTTGTCGATGCTGGGCCTATCGGTGGTGTGGAGCTGCGCGGTGAGGCTGCGCTGCATGTCGGCGAGTTCCGCACGGATAGAGTCGATGTCGGCGCGGGTCGCGGTGGGCATTTCTTCGGTGGTCATGTGGTGGTTCCTTTCACGATGCTCGGTGATGCGTGCTTGCGTGTATGCGGGGATCGGGACGATAGAGACTTCGCGGACGATGATTTTGTTGTGTGTGATGGTGGTGCCGGCGTCGTCGTCGGTGCGCGAGGATTCCACGGGGGTGAATCCGATGGAGAGTCCGGTTACCGCGTCGTCGCGTACGAGGGTGAGCGCGTCGCGGCCTTTGCTGGTGTCGGAGACGCGCGCTGTGATTTCCCAACCTGCTTCGGTTTCTCGAGCTTGCTCGATCCGGCCGATTGGCTCGTCATGGCGGTAACAGAGCACGGGGTCGTACTCGATGACCGCGCGGGGTGCGATGCGCTCGCACATTCCGGGGAACATTTCGTAGGTGTCGTGGTAGGGGATCGCGATACCTGTGAAACGTCTATCGTCGGGGTCATTAGCCGCGCGGAGTGTGGTTGCTGGCAGGTCGAGACGGCGGAGTTCAGTCATGGGCGGGTTCCTTTGGGGCTGCGGTGTCGGGGATGTGCTCAAGCTCGCGGGCGTAGTCAGTGGAGTAGATGCCGGCTTCAATGGCGGCCGCGTGGATTCTCATACGGGTTTCAGCATCGGAGCGGAGGAGCGACTCAAGGTTGATTCTGATGCGCTGCCCGCGTGGGGTGAGTTCGGTGAGCGCCCATTCAATTTCGGAGACGTAGCGCATGAGCTTGAACCGCACGAATCCAAGCCATTCCTGAGACACGTTGGAGTAAGTTTGGGAGTCGCCTTTGTCGACACCGAGCGCGAGGCTCGCGGGGATACCGAACAAGTCGAGGATCTCGGTCTTCGAGAAACGTCGTGACTCGAGAAACTGCGCGTCTTTGGGGCTGATGAGATTGGCCGTGTAGGTGAGGCCATTAGAGAGTAGTCGCGTTCGGCCGGCTGGGACGCCGTTCCAGCTCGCGAGGAGGTCTTTACGTTGTTCCTTGCTGAGCTGCTGATCTGTGGAGAGAATGCCCGAGGGACTGCCTGACTCGGCTACCCATGAGGTGCCGGCGTGGATGAGCTCTTGGTATCCGGTGAGCTCGTGCTGCGCGGCTTGGATTGGGCCGAGGCCTGCGGGTTCGCCGGGTATCTTGAGTAGCCGGAGGTGCTGAACGTCTTGCGTGGTGTAGTCGCGTCCATCGGCGAGGGTGAACATTCGGCGGCCGGTTTGGGGATTGATCCACGGTTGCACGTGGGCAGGGTTGAGGACGCGCGCGATGGTGGGAAGGCCAGCGTTGTCGCGGTAGACGCGGAGGTAGGCGTTTCCTCGGAGCGCGAGGGAGATGGTGATTTCGTGGAGCCAGTCGGCGCGCGTGATGTCGGGATCGGGTTTCGCTATGAATGGCGTGGTGTCTGTGGTTTGCCCGGCGCGTTCGACCTTGATGGAGAGCTGTTCGATCGCTGTTGCGATTATGCTGACTGCGCTGTAGACGGCACCGATACGGACGGCGGTGGTTGGGCGAGTCCAGAGCACCACGGATCTGTTATCGACGGGGATGGTGTCGAGCGGTGCGGGCTCGGAAGCGCGGAGGCCTAGGGCGTTTCCGATTCGCTGAAGGATGCTCATGAGCTGAGCGTCCCTGTGCTGGCGTGCTCGCGTCGAGTTTCTTGGGGGTTCTCGCGTGTCGGCTTGACTATTCCCATTCGATGACTGGCGCGGCGGTGGTTTGGGTGGCTGCCCATAGCGCGAGCGCGGCGGCGCAGATGTGGTCGATTGGGCCGGGGGATTTGTCGGCGTCAAAGATGAATCCGGTTCCGGCTGCTGGTCGCGTGACGGCGTGGGCGTACTGTTCGCGGAGTTCTGGGGCTGCGCGTAGGGCGATGCGGTTTTCGGCGATGTCGAGGAGGAGTTGGGATGCGGACGCGGCGAGCGCGGAGAAGGTGGCGGCCTCGAGCTGGGGCGTGTTGAGTCGGTGAGCTACCGCGCCTGTGTAGCCGGTTGGGTCGTACCAGATTGGGCCTTGCAGCCGGGTGAGTGTGTCGGTGAGCCATGCGATGCCCGGCCCGGATTCCACGAGCTCGAGGATTGAGCCGGTAGCGGTGGGGGTTGCTCCGTAGATTGCGGCCCCGGAGCGGTCGGCCGCGATGTCGAATGCGAACACGGTTTGCCCCGTTGTGGCTGGTTTGTCGGCTTGCGTGGCTGCGTCGAACGCGGTGAGGTCGCGCGTGATGACGGCGGCGTCCATATCTTCCGGCCATAGATTGCCGAATCCTCGGAGGATGTTGGACTCACTGCCAGCGGCGTCGAATAAGTCTCGGATCGCTTCGGTGGTGGTTACGTGCCCTGCGGCTGGGTGGAAGTCAAGGAACGTTGGGGAGTCAATCTCTCGCGTGTCGGCTGAGTATTCGACGTAGGCGAAACGTGAAGCTGGGTCGGTTACGGCTTCCCTTCCTGCCTTGGTGAGGGCCCAGAGCCAGCGCGATTCGTAATCGCCTGCGGTGGAGACGATCACGAGCTGTGAGCCTTCGTAGTTCTGCATGGGTGGGACGATGGCGGCGAGGAGCGCGGCCGATCTGGCTTCATCGAATGCCCAAGCCTCGTCTACGGATACGAACGGTGTTGTTTCGCCGTGCAGCGCGTCGGCTGTTGGGGCAAAGGGGGATAGGGAGACATTGCCGAGGGTGAGCGCTTCGGAGCCGACCGAGCGGCGGAGCCGGAAGAGGCTGGACAGCGCGGGGGAGTTCGTGACGCGGTTGGTGAGGTCTGAGAATCGTCGGCGCGCGTCCTTACCGCGCTGGGCGGTCATCCATAGCGTGATGGGCTGTTTCGGGTTTTGGCCCGGTAC